CCCTCGCAAGAGGGTCCGGTGACAAAGTCCTGTTGCCAGGACCGGTCACGATAGTCTTAGTTTGACTCATAACGCAAGTTGTGTCTTAAGCGACGATTATAGTGGCTGGTTCCTCCCTAAAGGGCTAGATGATGCATCTAGTGGAGTGTATCCAAGGGTACCAGAACCCTACCCACCACCTCCCTAACCAGGAGGGGATGAGACTACTTCCCAATGCAGGATTACTGCGGGTGAAATTCCCAAATTAATGCTAAAAGTATGGGGCTCGTCCGTACACTACCACACCCTCGGATAATACCGAGTGATGTAACATGGTACTCAAGGAGCACACCAAGTTTTTAAGTTGGGTTAGGAAACTACCCGTAAAATCTTGCTCAGTTGAGAAATCGACTGGGTAAGGGGGCTTAGGAATGGAAGTGACGTTGCCTTGAGCAACCATGGAGGTTAACCACCTGGGCTTCATCGCCTGCCTGCAGCCCGAGGTCCCTTACGGGGGGTCTCGGAAACTGAAGGATAGCTCCTTAACGGGATGCTAGGTTACTATATTACTATAATAATCTAACATGACACTGAAATTAGCTTTACAGCTAAAGACGGCGTCAGCTATTTGGCAAAAAGCTGTAAAAAGCTTTTCATCATTGTCGGACCGGCTCATCCGAGCTGTTCCGATGATGATTGGTGGACAATCCCGTGGTTGGGTTAAGGCTGTGTTCCATTTCACTAGGTTAGTGATGAGGATAAAGCATAACCAAGGTTCCAAAGGTCTAGCTATCTTCCTGAAGGCGAACTTGCTGTTAATTCAGCGAGTTTTAGCCGGAAGTAAGTTAGCAAACCCTAGGGAAGCTGGCGTTGCTACCTCCGTAACGAACCGGGGGATTCCTCGTTGGATACCCGTCTTACATCGTAAGCGGCTCCTTCGGGGAGATCGTACCGTGGTAAGATTCTACTTTGGTCTTTTAACCCTTTATCGGGTAATTGACTATCGTGGAAAATTATCACTATCTACGGTTACAGACCCTGGTAAGGTTATTAGCCCGAGCCTGATGGCCTCTTTTCGAGAGTTCCTTGGAACTTTCGTTAAGTGGTCAAAAGGGTTTGGTATAAAACCTTACACAGGAGTCCGTGATCGTGAGGACTCAGCCTTTTGGGGCGACCCGAAAGGTCTGAGAGGTGCGATCCGGTTAGTAGACTTCACTCCCGTTTGGAAGTGGATGTTTACGTCCGGTCCTAATTCTTACTACAGCAAGGTACTCGCTGTGGGGAACGCCTGGATTGATATGCTCGCGATTCATTCGCGACCACATCTCTTCATGCTAATTCACCACATGCGGGCCTTCATCGGTGCTTCCGAGCTTACTTGGCTTCCCTGGTTTGAGGATGTTGTAAAAACGTCCAAAGACTGGTCGAAGACAAGTCACGCCGCCCAAACTAAAGTAGGGATGAACCCCCAGTTCGATCCCGATTCGGAATGGTGCGGGGGCCAGGAGCAGTTCGATGTTGGTAAGCTTTCTGTAGTGGAAGAACCCGGCAAGAAGCGGATTGTAGCGATGGTGGATATCTGGACGCAGTGGATGTTATATCCCTTGCACCGGTTTATCTTCGATAAAGTCCTGCGGAAAATTCCGCAGGATGGAACGTTCGATCAGGCAAAACCCGTAAGGGAACTGATCGACCGTGCATCGAAGGTAGGCCGAACGCATTTTTGGTCTTACGACCTTTCTGCGGCAACGGATAGGCTTCCTATTTCGTTACAGATACTTGTCCTCGGAGCATTCACCCTCGAATCGTTCGCCCGCCTTTGGGGGGCTCTACTAACTGAACGTGACTACCGGACTCCAAAAGAGTTCGGTACCACTTTTGGCAAAGGTTCAACCTTTGTCAGATACAGTGTAGGCCAACCAATGGGAGCTTACTCTTCCTGGGGGATGCTGGCGTGGACCCATCATGCTATTGTCCAATTCGCTGCTTGGCGAGTGGGACATAGATCTTGGTTCACATGGTATGCTGTGCTCGGTGATGACATCGTGATCTGTGATCGCGATGTAGCAACTGAGTACGTACATCTGATGACGGAATTCGGAGTTAAGATTGGCTTTCACAAGTCAATCATCTCTTCGAACTCGTCATTGGAGTTCGCTAAACGGTTTTACTACAAGGGTGAGGAGGTATCTCCTCTCTCACTTGCGGGTATCTCCGTTGGGTGGCTTGGACCCGGGTTTGTTCCCGAAGTCCTCGCCGCTTGCGAAGCAAAACTTGGTGTAGAGATTCCTCTATACCAGGTGGCGCGGTACGTAGGTGTCGGATTCAAAGCTGCTTCGGCGGCATCCGCAAGGGTGCTGACGGGGCTTCCACGGATCCTTTCATCCACACTATTACTTCTCCTTAGACCGGGTGCCCCGCGAGGGGCAGCCTCACTCTTAGACTGGTACTTAGCCGTCACCATGACGGGTAATACTAGAGCTAAGGTGCGGGTCAGTGATGAAGAGAAAATCTTCACACTGATTTGGTCTGAGGTGGTGGACTCTGTTCTTGGACCAGCACTCAAAAGGGTTCGAAGTGTGGTTGATAACCTTTTTATCCCTAACACGGGTAAAAAGACTCTTCCACGCCAAGGACACCCTATGGGTGATGCGTTCACGAAGGAGTACACGCGTTGGTTTAAATCCGTCATTAGACCTCGATTTATATCGAAGTTTACTTCGGCAATAGACCAAGCAGGTGAAATACTACGTGAGGCCAAGAAGGCATGGGATCGAGAGCGAGATCTTCCGAAATCGCTCCGTCTCATCGAATCCTGCCTCTCAATCCTGGCGCTAGTGCCGACTCGGATTAACCTTGTTCGACGGGAGACAGAAGAGACTGAAATCTCTAATGCTCAAGTCTTACAGGTATTAATACCGAGATCGGTAAAACGCTGGAGAAAAGTGGCTAGGTTCGTGGAGCGTAAAGCTCCAGCTAAAATCGTTAGACGGCGACGTTCATCGAAAGAGGCCTTCGTGGCCCAATCGGTGACGCGCCTGTCGCGATTCTAGTATGAGATTCGATCTCACTTATAAAGTCCAACCACACTCTATCCATGGAAAAGATAGTTTTAGGGATGTCCATCGTAACCCTATGGATCGGTGTTAGAAACATCGATGCCATAGGAACAAATAGATAACGCGTCTTAAGCGAC